TATAGAGTACCTCTCTCAGCATTATCGAGAACGGATGGTTGGTGAAGTACAGCGTTCAACTGGAAACATAACCATGGCTACTATCGATGCTGGCTGGAAGAGTGATTTGTGGGTGGAGTCCCTATATGTTGGTAAGGAGATGGCGCCTGATCAGCGCTTTGAGAGACGTGAAGTCATGACAGAAGTTACGCTCGCGTTTAAATTATCTCATATTCACATAGATACTTTAACTACAACTGAACTTTGAAAATTATCCTGTTATTTATAACATGGCGAAATCCAAGGCTCAGAAAGCTGCTAAGAAAGCTCGCAAGGCAGCAAAGAAGTCGTTGATAGTCGCGATGCGACCACCCAAGACTCCTTTGCTAAGGAATCCGGTCTCAAAGAAGGCGCTGAAACGCATGATGGGAGCCGGTGGGCCTGGCTTGCCGCAAGCTCAGTCTAGTAGTGGCGGGTTGAACAAGATAGTCTCTGATGGCTTGAGTTCTAGTCGCGTCACCACAAACTTGAGTGTTGTGGAGGACAGGTTCAAAATACGTCGAGAAAAGGTTGCGGATATCACAGGTTCGACTTCGAGTTTTTCCCTGCAACAAGCGTTGTATATTAACCCGGGTAACAGTGTGTTGTTCCCTATCTTTTCGCAGATAGCTGCACCGTATGAGCAATACCGTGTAAATTTTCTGCGCTTCGTTTTCGAAACTGAAGCTTATGCAGCTTCTGGTAGTAATCAGACTGCTGGAATAGCGTGCTTGGCAACAAATTTCGATCCGGATGACTCGACGTTCTCCAGTCTGACGCAGATGGAGAATTATTATGGCGCAACTAAGGGACCGCCGTATGCATGTGTCATGGTACATGATGTTATACGGTCTCACCGAGGGCGTCGTGGTGGTGGGCGTGATTCGCGCAGTGGAGATTTGCCTCTTCGAGATTACTATGTGTACTCGTCAGGCAATGCCTCTGCGCCGTCAAACTCAACAAGCAAGTTCTACGATATCGGCCAATTTCAATTAGCTGTTGCTAATATGGTTGGCACTGGTATCATAGGAGAGCTATATGTGGAATATTCCTTTACGATGATACATCCTAAGCAGCAGACGCCGCTAGGACAAAATCTATTGGCTGCCCATATTGTTGAGAGCCCCGCTACGACTGCAGCTGCGTCGGGGTCCGCGTTCCTGGGGACAACCGGTGGTGTGTTGCGTGCTGGCTCGACGTTGCCCAGTGTGGCAACCAAGAGCACGTTTACGCTTCCAGTCGCAGGAGTTTTCCTTGTGGCGGCTTCGTGGAATGTCGGTGTAACTGTGGCGCCTGTTATTTCGTATGGCTCCAGTATCACCGGACTTGCGTATCTCGCTGATAACTCTGCTATTTCCAATGCAGCAGCTCAAAGCGGGATTACTGCGTATTTAGCGATGGTGAGTGTGGCTTCGGCCGGCACTGGTGCGGCTAATACCGCCACTATCTCGGTACTCACGAATCTTGCCGCTGGGACAGCGGATATCTTCATTGTGCAGATTCCAGGTGGGCTTCTTAAGCCGCGCCTGCCTGCTAGTGGAGATTTTGATCGAGTCGCTGTGCTTGAGACTCAAGTGCAGCGGCTCATGGGTCTTCTTTCTCCTCCCAGAAGCGCGTCGTGCGTAACTGTCGAGGAGGCTGAGGAGGAGGCCAAGTTGCTGGGAGGTAAATCAGCAGCGTTGCCGGGCGATGAGCTCGGTAATTCAGTGCATATCCCTCGTGGGTTGTTAACTCAGTTCATGGGGGCGTTAAGTAAGTAGGGGATCGCCACTATGGGAAACCATAGCTCTTATTTACACTTAGTTTATGTACTGTGATTCCAGGGTGCGGGGCCCTTTCTCTCCGCGATAACGTGT